ATTTAATCACGGTCTATAATAACGCCTTACTTCCGGCATCCGCTTTTGTCGGTGAAATGCGCGCAACTTCGTCTGTTTCTGCCGTTGCAGAATTTTTCCCGAGCACTGAAATCATGGGATGCAAACGAAACAGTCCCGTTCTTCAAAAATATGTGTCTTACTTAGAAGTGCTCATTTCAAAAGACTATACGAATGAAATGGATTTTCTGGGAGAGTGTGGACGATGGTGCTACTCTGAAATTATAAACGGTAATATGAGCGCAATTACGTCAACCATGTTTGGCATTCAGACGGCATCCGGTGGAAACGCAATTTTAATTGATGATTTAATAGGTGATCAAGACATTGATTTGGATGCCAATGCGCTGGGACTTTACATTCCTGAACGCGAACTCTTGCGTCGAACGGCATTTGGTTGGTTTGTTCGCATGTCGCCCGAGCAAGTGCTGGAATCAAACACGCTTATTGGAAAATATTTACTTTACTCAAATTCTTAAAAAATGCACAAACTAAATGAAATTAAAATAAAGTCAAATATTTATTTTGTTTTAATACAAAATATATAAAATATATAATATTTAGGGAAATCAATAAGATAAAATAAATATTTAACTATTTAGTTTTTTTATATAATATTTTTATTTTTATTTCTAATAATAATATATAATAGTATATAATAAAATGGCAATGAATGCAACACAAATTGTAGATACAATACTAAATGATGCCGGTGAATTTAATCGATTTACGACGGGAATTGTTCGACAAATTGTAGGATCTGCTGATTTTTCGGAAGCGATTGTAGCTAGAGGAACAACTGACGCGGGTATGGTACAAATAGCTAACCATATTGCTGGAGATGCTGGTCTATCACAAGCAATTGTAAGAGCAGGAGCAGGAGCGCCAGTAGCACATGTAGGACATGCACATGCAGTAGGACCAAATGTTCCTTGCGGTTCTATTCCTGAACGAGGACAAGCCTATAATGTGAGACCGGGATTTTGTTTTCCAGATAACGACAGATGTAATGGAAGTATTTTGGAAAATCCGGACCAACCCAAAATGCCAATACGTATCAGAGATATATTTCTTAGAGATTCACTTTTTACCAACTTTGCTGATACGAGTGCTAGAGATTTAGGAGACATGATTGATCCCACCAATGCTGCATTTCAAATTGAACCAGACGCGGGGGACCCTAATGTTTTTAATTTTCGTAATTATTTTTTTACGAATTCTACTGATCAAGCATTATTAAGGTACAATGCTAATCCAGCTACGAACAGGAATTTGGTACGGTTGAAATATGATGTAGGATTTATATATGCACGTCAAGGAGGTCATTTAGATGTAGATATTATTAGTGGCGGGGCGGCGAATCCGAGAGAAATTGCTGAAAGAGAAGTGGGTTTAAAGTTAGTTCCCACGATGTCATTTAAAAAATCGTGGACACTCTGTCCTGAGTTTTTTACATATAGAATGATACCATTAAAAGCCGGTTTTATGAGTACATATGGATATAAGAGGCTTCTTAGTACGCAGGGGCGTACTAGTCAACTATCTGAATGTACAGGTGTAAAAGTATCAGATGAAAATGCTGTGTATATATATACATTTGTTGACGCAAATGGCAACGCTGTAACAAACAATACATTAATAAATGGAGAGACACGATCAGAAAACAACTCGTTTGCAGCCGGCGACCTTCCTTATGAAGACGGACTTTTTAAATTTCCTAAAAATCAAAACGGTGCACAAATGAAAGTAAAAATAGCTGCGCGATATCCTGATGGAATATTATTATTTCATTCCGATGATGGATATTTTGGTCCAGTACCTCCATTTGGAACTATAGTAAAAGTAGATAAATTACATAGAGGAGCAACCCCGCGGCCAGGTTATCCGGATCAAAGCGCACATAATACAATAAAAACTGCATTAGATGCTACAATCATTGACATAACTAACACCAATCGTGCAAGCTATAACGCCAAACAAATTTCATTTAATGGAGCTAATGTAGCTATTAACACTAAACAAAACATATCTGATCTCATTATAGGAGCGTGTGGATACATTTCAATGATGAACGCAATTAGAATTTTGTTGAGAGATGCGGTAGGAGATCAAACCATTGGTGGAAACGCTCGCAGTAGTTTCCGTAAGCGTCGCCATAATAATAATAATAAAAGTATAAAACGAAATAAAACAAAATCTAAATCGAAAGGACGGGGAAGAGCGAGAGCAGCGTCCATGTTAAAATCTGCAAAACAACGATTTTATAGAAGAGGAGGAGGTCTGGGATCGAGCGAACCGCAACCATTGCAATGTAATTCGCCACTTGTATCTCAAGCTTCTCCCGTTTAATCGCATTGTTATAAATTAAATTTACATTTTTTATATAAAAAATGTAAAAAATAAATTTTTAATTGACCAAAAAAAATTAATTGATTCGATTGGATTGAATGTCAGAAGAAACAATATAAATAGAGTTTTCGGTGATAATAATATACTCCGACTCAATTTTAAATATTTTTCCAATTGGACTCGTGTATTCCTCTTCACTTTTTACAAGAAGTTTCTCTCCATTTTCCTTGACACCAATAATAACTTTTTTTTCAATGGACTGCGTCCAATAGTCAAGCATAATGGGTCGATCTTCTACGATTGCCAATTTGGATGCGTGTTGCATGCACGTGTTGGAAGGCAGACGGAAACTTCCAGTAGTATTGTTATTACCGTTACCATCTGAGGAAGAAGAGGGTTTTCCAGAATTTTGGCTCATTTTTTTCAATTCTAATTTTATATAAGTAACATGACGATATTCTTTAAATACTTAAATTCACAAAATATAAAAATTATTTCAATTTATTTTGATTTATTTTTAAATAAATTAAAATGAAAATAAAATATTTAGTAATTCATTTTTATTTTTATTTTTATATTACGGTATAGTATAAAAATAATAATAGCAATAAAATGGCACGAAACACTCCAAGAAGTCGAAATGGCAGATCAGCAATTGCTCGAAAGGCAATCTTTAGCGCAACTGGAACTACAAATGGCATGTATACAAACACGGACAACGGCGGTGGCATGCGCAAAGGCGGAGCTCAACCCTCCGGAACCGGATTTATGATTCCATTCGGACGCAGACACATGATTGCAGTTCCGGCATTGAATGCCAACTACTTGTTCAACTGGACACCGTACATTGATGCGGGTAGACGCGCTTACGGAACAAACTTAGGATAAGTATAAGCGACCTTAAGCGAATCAAAAAACTATTTATGAAAAAATAATAGAGAGATTTTTTTCATAAATTGTAATAAAATAATAAAAACGAATTAGAAAAAAATGTTGCTGATTAAGGTAGACTATAGAGAAAAGGATCTTATTGCATTGCTACAGCTAATGACGGGTGATGAAAATAATGGCGAGCCAATCAAGATAAAAATCGATAATTTGAAAATTGGCGATGTTGCATTTATTAAAACAGATAAAGATGGAAATGAAGTGGATAACGAGTTGCTACTATTTGAGAGAAAAAGTTTAAATGATTTGGCGGCCAGCATTAAAGATGGAAGATATAGCGAACAGTCATTTCGATTAGACGGGTATCAACACGTTCACAATCATAATATTGTTTATATCATTGAAGGCGACATTTCAAGGTATCGAGAGAATAAATTTACTCGCATCAATAAAAAAACGCTGTTATCTTCCATGTTTTCCATTCTTTATTATAAGGGATTCTCTGTTGCGAGAACAATGAATGTTTTAGAGACATCTGAACTCATTTGGAGTTGGGCAGATAAGTTGCAACGTGTAATGACAGGTGGAAAAAAAATGCCATACTATACACCCACGCCCAAGTTAAATGAACTTCCAAACGAATCTGTTGCATTGAATTCTGCTGTTGTTGCACCTGTTCAGATTGAATTGGAATTTCGAGAGAACGAAGTAAAAACAAATGATAAAAATGCGGAAGAGTCGTACGGTTACTGCAACGTGCTAAAAGTAAAAAAAGAAAAAAATGCAAACGTGACACCAGAAAATATTGGCGTCATCATGTTGTCGACTGTGCCGGGAATAAGCTCGAAAACAGCAATTGCAATTATGAATGAGTTTAAAACGATTTCACGGCTTATAAAATCATTCGAACAAAATCCGCATTGTTTAAATCATGTATGCATTGAAACAGGTGGTGGTAGTAAATCGCGTAAAATTACATCTACATGTATTGAAAATATACGAAAGTATGTATTAAATATGTAAAAAATGGATTATTCATATTTTAAGGAATGTAAATACTCACTTGGTCGCCTTCATAGTACCCCGAATCAATCAAGTGTTGAGTGAATTTTGGACCTCCCCAGTTCGGATCCATCGGATTTGGACTCATGCCGGAATCTTGTTGGATGAAATTCATGAGATCGAGCGGAGTCACGTCGCCCATGTTAAACCCGGTTGCATCAAACCCGGGATACGAGTTTGTATTGTATGGCGGGTCATTTCGATTTGAGTCCATGAGCTTTGTAATGGAGGGCAAACGATTTCTTCCGGGAGTTGTCGTATCAATCATGGGCGGCAGTCCGCCCTGTAAATCTACTGGAGACGGGCGTATTTTATAAATGTTTTTTCCCTGTGCATCATTGGTTTGCTGGAGATACAAAACCGGGCACACAATTCCTTGACTTCGTTGCCATTTCATGAATTCTACATAATCTTCTAAATTGTTAAATTTAATCGGATTAACGCCTGGAACTTTAGCAACCTGCGAATTATACAAGTAAATTTCAGTGCCCTTTTGTATCAAAATATTTGGACATCTATGGGGTTGATTGGTAACAAACCCTTCTTCAGAAACAGAATAATTTATTGCAAAGTAAAGTCCGAGTATAAAAACGACAATTGTAAATAGTAGTGTATTTGATATTTGGCTTGATATTTGCGGAATTGAAATGTTTACCATATTATTATTATTATAAGTAAAGAATAAAATATATTTAATTTTATATAAAATATATTTTTATTTATAAACATAAAAATGGTTAAACTTGCTTATGATCCTAAAATGAAAAATCCAAAAGGACCATATGTAATCGTAATACACGCGAGTTGGTGTGGGCATTGCAAAACACTCATGCCCAAATTTGAAAATAAAATTGTAACATCACAAGATTTTAGCAAAAAACTTGAAGGGTTGCTCACTTTAGGTTCCATTGAAGAAGCGGAATACAATAATCATCCAGAAAAAAACATATTCGGCAGTATTGGTGGTTACCCTACCATTCGATACATTCGTTTTAGTCAACACGGAAAACCCGTGAGGTCGTTTGATTTGCCAGATAATATACCTCGAGAACCCAAAGATATTATTGCATGGATTAACGGGGCGGTAAAGAATGACGTGGTAAAGAATGACATTCACTCTGATATAGCAGACAAAAAAAAACACCATACAAAATCAAAAAAACAAAACACAATGAATGGGGGTAAAAAATATAGAAAGAAAAGAACATTGCGGAAAAAAATATACAAGAAATAAAAAATAAAACAAAACAAACAATTAATAAATGATATAAATATTTAAAATGATTTAAATAAATTAAATAGAATACAAAAAACAATGGAAAAAGAAAAAGAAATTTATGCAATTGCCGTATTTACTGATGTAGTCAAAGGAACAGTTAAGTTTAGTGAAGATTTAAAAGAAAATAGAATCAAAATCGAATTAAATATTACGGGGTTACGAGTAAAAAGCAAACATGGATTTCATGTTCATGAAGCCGGCGATTTAACAGATAAATGCACGAGCATGTGTGCTCATTTTAATCCCTTTGGCAAAAATCACGGATGTCCGGGTGTAAAAGAACGACATGTTGGCGATCTTGGAAATATAGTAACAAATGGTAAAGGGGAAGCAAAGTATGTATTTTATGACAACGTGATAAAATTGAGAGGAACAAAATGTAATATTATTGGCCGAGGACTTATTATTCATGAAGATGAAGATGATTGTGGTATGGGTGGCAACACAGAAAGTTTGAAAACGGGAAATGCGGGAAAACGAATCGCGTGTGCTGTTATTGGATATTCAAAAGAAAATTTCAAATCATAAATTAAAATGTTAAAGCACTTTTTAAAATAATAAAAAATCATCGTTTTTATTATTTTAAAAATTGATAATAAAAACGATAGACCATATATTATATAGAAAAGATACTACAGGGCAACAAAAAAAAATAGAATGTATATCTCAATGAATCAAACACATTCAAATAAAATTGCACGACTCACTGGATTTGCGGCAGAAGAAAGTCGCAATTCTGTTCAACAATTCAAGCATGGTGCGGTATTATGTAAAGGGGGGAAAAAAATTTGTTGCAGTCATAACATGGATACGAGAACGTCATATCGAAGAAATTTATGCTGCAGCTTTCATGCAGAAATGGGCGCAGTCACCAAATTTTTAAATAGTTATATCAAAATACATTCACATTCAAAGAGAGATCCAGATAAAATCAAGAGGAAGCTGGGGAAGTTTTCAATTTGTGTTGTAAGAAGCATTATATCTGAAAACAAGATCCATTGTGTCAGTAGCGCGCCTTGCATGGACTGTTTGAATAAATTAAAAACGGTTGGTTTAAAAAATATCATTTATTCGAATCAAGATGGCAGTATAACCAATGTAAAACTTTCATCATTTCATCCGTCGAATTCATTTGTCACTGCTTCCATGAAAAAACAAATATTTATTGAAAATATGCGGATTAAACCACTAATACGGCTATGATACGAGTTTTACGAGTTTTACGAGTTTATTATACAAATATGGGACCATTTTTTTTAAAAATTCTTACATATCCCAAAACTCCGTCTGTGCCATTGGCTTATTCCATGTTGTTTGATTCCATCCATGTGTTTTTTTGTTCCATATCCTTTATTGTTTTCCAAATCATATTTTTCTTGCAGTTCTGGATATTCTTTGCACATTTCCAGGATGTATTCATCTCTCGACACCTTTGCTAAAATGGATGCTGCTGCAATTGACGCATACGTATTGTCTCCACCTTCAATTGTTGAATAGTGTAAGTGCGCCGAGGAATCACGCGGTTGCGATTGTGGATGCGGGTGCAACATGGGTATAAAGTCATTGCCATCGATCAGCAAATAGAAATCTCCTCCAACTTTATTTTTACGAACATCGTCGCACACTTCGCGAATAGCTTTGTGCATTGTTTGAATGGTTGCTCTTCTTATATTCAATACATCAATCTCGCCATGTTCAGCATATGCAACGCTCCATGAAACCGCATGTGTTTTTATGTATTCGGCCACTTCTTTTATTTTTTTCTCAGAATGAAATTTTTTACTGTCTTTCATCTTTGAAAAATCAAACAATGCGGAGTCTCGAGGAAGAATAACCGCCGAAACATAGACTCGTCCAAACATCGGACCTTTACCCGCTTCATCCACACCAATTTCTAAAAACGTCCCGCATTCATTTTCGCCGTCATTACTTTGAAAATATGAAGTTTTTAATTGTTGTGCTTGTTTTCTTTTTTTTTTAGAATCGGTTTCTACATTCGTATCCATTTTTAGATATAGTATCTATATTATCTATATCATCTATATTTTAGGAAGACCTATTCAATTTTTATCTTTATTTATTTATAAAAATAAATAAATAAATTATAAATAAATACAAATAAATTAATTTATATAAATAATTTTATTCATTAGTTAGTTGGTTCCCAATTCTTCTAATATATCCATATTCTTAAAAATGAGTTTATTGTTTACACTTGGATACTCTTTCATTTTCACTTTCAATGTGGATAAAAATGTGACATTCGACACAATACTTTCCCATTTTTCATGATTCGACAGTATGCTTTTTCCATTGGTCAATAAAATAAAAATATTTTCATTCAATTCTTCCAACTCGTTCATTTTATTCGTTTGTTTAATGTATGCATTTACCATTCCTTGTAACTCCTTCACAATTTCAATTACACTATCTGCTTCCAATATTTCTTCCTTCATTAAATTGATAATAAACATACTCATTGCCTTTCTCTTATCATTCATTTTTGTAACCTCACAAAACCGATTATAGTCTACGCTCGGATCAACATATTCAATTCGTTTAAATAATCCCACAAATTCTGAATAGTTTTTTTCAAACACTTTTGTAAATATATCATGGCATTGTACCAACCTTTTGAAGAGTTTTGCATAAAGTCCCGAATAAAACATGTTGGAACTTGCAGTATTAAAAATAGAATGCGCAATTTTATGAATATTAATATTCTCTTGATTCGTGTCACTAGTACTAGTGCCATTTCCGTCTTCTTTACTTTCACCATCATCTTCTTCTTTGATAATGTTATTTACTTCAGAAAGTATTTCTGGCTCAATAACACCGTAGGTTGCATCTGTTAGCTTGTTCAACAACGCACGAACTGTATCGATTCGTTTTTCAATGCCTTCCGTCTTTTTCATTTCCGTTTTTTGAAATGTGCGAATAAGCGTCCAGTCTTCGTCACTTATTTGTGATGGTTTATGTTTATTGCGCTTACTTTGTGCCGAAACTCCACCATTTGAAGTTTGTAAATCTTGCGCTTCACATTGATCTCCAAATCCAAGACTGTTTGTTTTCTCTCGCTTCGGAAAAATAGGCGTCTTTATATACGTGGGAGCACCAACTTTATTTGCTAGTGATGATATAAGCTGAATTACATTACTATCTTTTAAATCGTATGAAAATCCTCCTATTAAAATATTATTAAAATCGTCAAGAGTATACTGTTTTACTACTTTTGCCATAGTTTTTGTAGTCGGCTACTACTTATTATACGGATAGTTATTTATATCAGTTTATATATTAATATTAATTATTTTACAAAATAATTCATAATAAATGGAATATATTTAAAATTTAATTATAATGACTGACTATAAAAATACCGGAGATACGTTTCGATCGTATGTCCTCGGGGTTATGAGCCCCGCGCGCTACCTCTGCGCCACCCCGGTTTAAGTGTTGCTCTAGTGCCTTGAT